TCATAACCCACAGGTCGGCGGTTCGATCCCGCCTCCAACCACCAACGCACACCCACTAGCTGGTGGGTGTTGCGGGAGAACGAACCGGGCGAGGTCACCGTGCAAGGTGACCCGCACCGGCGCTCCTCTCGATTTGTTGATCGGCTCGATGTCCACCTTCTGGATCAGGCCTCTGACGCTGCTGATCAGGTCTCTGTCCGCGTCGTCGGTGCTGCCGGCAGCCTCGGCCAGTCGCGCCTGGAGCTGCTCGATCTTGCGGGCGTAGTTCTCGGCTGCGCGCGGGTGGAGCTGCACGGGCGGCGCATCTTCGGAGTCCAGCTGTTCAAGGGTCGCCTTGAGCTGGGCCTGTTCGATCTCAAGGGCTTCCAACTTCTTGCCGATGACGGCGGCCGCCGTCGCGCCAGACAGCAGGGCGTCAGCCCCGCGTTCAATGGCGCGTTCGACCTCGGCGAGGCGACGCGTCAGCGGTCGACGGCGATCCTCGACCTGCGCGGCCTGTTCGGCCCAGGCTTCGTGGTAGGCCCTGACGTAGGCCGCGACGGCGTCGGGGGCGAGCAGTCGGGTGCGCAGGCCGTCCAGCACGCGCTGCTCGATCTCGGCCCGGTTGACGTGGCGGTTGTTGTCGCACGCGGACGCCCCCTTCTCGCGATAGGCCGCGCAGACCAGGCGCCCTTGGCTGAGTGACGTATAGGACGCGCCGCAGCAGCCGCACTTCGTCAGGCCGGACAGCAGTCCCGGGCGTCGGCGCAGGCTCGCCCGTTGTGACGGGTCGGCCTTGTGTCGGCTGTCGAGGCGCTGCTGGGCGGCCTTCCAAAGGTCCTGATCGATGATGGCCAGGTGTGGGACGTCGATGCGCTTATGTTCGCTCGGCGGCTTGCAGATCGTGATCTTGCGGCCGGTCTGCCGATCCTTTCGCATCTCGACGCGGTTGTAGACTTTGACGCCGGCGTAGATCTCGCTGTGCAGGATGCCGTTCGCGCGCTGGCGCGACCCCTGGATGGACGAAGCGTTCCATTGGCGGCCGGCCGGAGAGGGGATCCGGTCACGGTTGAGGCGTTCAGCGATCTCACGCGAGGACATGCGATCGTTGACGTACATGGAGAAGATGCGCCGAATCACCTCGGCCTGGTCGGGCACGATCTCGACCGCGCCGCCGGGCTGGGAGCGATAGCCGTAAAGGCGCGAGCCGGTCGCGAGACCCTTCTCCGCATTGGAGGCCATACCGCGCTTGGTCTTCATGCTGAGGTTGCGGATGAAGTCCTGGGCGATGAGCCCCTTGAAGGCGACGTGCATGTCCTGGACCCGGTCCGTCGACAGGGTGGCGATGCCGGCGCCGATGTCGGCCAGGCGGTTGGCCACGTGCGCCAGGTGCTCCAGGTTGCGGGCCAGACGATCTTCATCTTCCGCCAGCAGCAGGTCGAACTCGCCCCGTTCGGCCGCAGCGAGCGCCGCGAGAAGCCCGGGGCGATTCGCCATGGCCGAGCCCGAAATGGCGGCGTCGGTGTAGGTGCCGACGACGGCCCAGCCCTTGGCGGCGGCGTGCTGGATCAGGAGGTTCAACTGATCGGAGATCGAGCGCTCATTCTGGCGGTCCGAGCTGTAGCGAGCGTAAAGGGCGACGCGGGTCATGGCCGTCCGCCCTCCCGATGGGCGCGATCGGCGATGTGAGCCCCTGCTCGCGTCTTATGGTGCGGGACGGGCCTGACCCTAAGGCCGGTCAAACAGCCGTAACTCACTGGTCGCATAGTCTGGACGCTTGGCCTTTTGTGCGGTGCGGCCCTCACAAAGACGGTGCATTGTTGGAATCCATGTCGTGACGACAGGCTGAGCGTGCGTTGAGCGTCCACCCCCCTCGAGGGCGGAGTGACGATCAGCGCGTTGCCGGATCTCGAACGGGTCGAGACTGGCGGCGTCATCGCTGAGGAACTGTCGTCGTGAAACTGCATCACACCCTCGATCTTGAAGTCTCGAACGGCGTCGGGTTGATCGCCCTGGCCATTGTGGCGGCGGCGATCGGCGCCGTGGCCGTGGCGCTAATCGTGACTCGCGAGCCTGTCGGTCGGCAAGGGGGCGGCGCTGGCGGCCTGGAAGTCGCGGCGCGCATCCGCACGGGCCATGGCTTGAATGATGCGCAGCAGGGCGGGATCGAGCCCGCCAGAGGGAGGCTCGATCGCTTCGCTGACGCGGCGAGGAGCGGGGGCCATGACTAGTGCTGCGACCCCGTCGCTGAGATTGCGGCCCACATCTCGTTGGCCCTCTGGATCTGTTCAGCGGCCGGCATGGCGTCGATATCGTTTGCGGCCTCCTCGAGCGCGTCGGCGATCCAGTCGAGCCCGGCCGCCTTGGCTTCAGGACTGCGCCAGTCGGGGGCCATACGGCGGGCCTTGGCGGGGCTCATGATCAGCGCCTGTCCTGCGCCCTGCAGGCCGACGCGGAAGCCGACGCCGCGCACGGGCACCATGCCGACGACGACGCCGTCGTGCTGAAGGGGAATCCCTTCGAGGCCCGCCGATCTGGGGGGCATGGATGTCATGGCTGGGCCTCGATGATGCGGATGCTGCGCGGGTGGCAGGGCATGGCGTGCCTGACGCCCTCGAAGACGACGTGGACGTAGGCCGTGGTCGACTTGCCGGGGTGAACGACCTGTCCGCGCTTGCCCGTCCAGTCGCCTTCATCGACCAACTCGACCTCGACGCCGATACGCGGATCGACGCCATAGGCGCGGCGGACATAGCCATAGCCGTCATCGGCGCAGGTGCTGACGCGGCGCGCCCGGACCATGGACAGGAAGTCGCGGAAGCTGATTGTCCAGACCTCGCTGTAGCCAAGGAAGGCCTGGTAGACGGCGCGCGATCGGGTGGCGGCCGAGAGCGTCGAGGTCGCCACGTAGTCGCCAGCGGTGACGGTGACCTCGTAGAGGTTCCAGAGAGGCTCGGCCGTGGCGTCAAAGCCGTCGAACCGGGTCACAAGCATGCCCCCCGGATCGCTTCCCGTTTGGCCTGGGCCATGGTGTCGACGCCTTCAGGGCTCCATCCGTCATAGCGGTAGCAGCCGTCGGCGCCCTGAACGGTGATGTAGAACTTACACCTGTCATCGCCTGACGTGCGGTCGCGCTCGATCTCGATTGTGCAACCCTTGTGCGTGCCGCGAAAATAGCCGCGCTTCTTCTCGAGGATTCTCATTGTTGAGGCTCCGACGAGGCGGGCCAGACCGCTCGGATGGCCGCCATCGCCTCACCTTCGGCTCTGAGGTATTGGGCCTCGCGCTCAGGCGAGACGTTGCCCTCGCCGAAGCATACTGGACAGTCCCGGTCGCCGTAGTTGTCGCAGACGCACAGGTCGCCGCCGCAATGACAGGACACTGATCCGTCGCCCATGCAGCGCGGGCAGATCGCGCCGTCGTCAGGATCGTCGTTTCCGTATTCCTCGGCCATCACTTCGCCCCCTGTTCGGCCTGCAGGGCGGCGAGGGCTTCTTTCAGTCCAGCAATGCGGCCGCGGTCCCATGCCCCGTGCGTAGGTCCGGTCAACGGAGCGTTGATCTCGGCGCGGATCGCCTCGACCGCTCTTTGCAGCCCGTCGGGGGCGGGGTGGGTGATCGCGGTCGCCTTGATGTAGCTGTCGATCTCGGTGCCCGGCTTCATCTTCGGCGCAGCCTTGTAGATGCGCTCATGCTTGGCGCGGGCCTCCTGCCATGCCTTGCGGGCGCGGCGCGAGCCAATCGCGTCGTCGTGGATCTCCAGATACTCAGATGCCGATGACGCCCAGAGGTCGTTGTCCCACGTCAGTTCCAGCACCGTGGCGCGGAATCCGGGCTTCCAGCCGTCGTGCAGCATGACCGCGCGAAGGAAGTCGATGAGATGTTCGTCCTTCAGCCAGCCGCCCTTCTTTTCCGGCACTTCTCCGGGCGTGGTGAAGATGACGAAGCGCTTGGTTACGCAGCCACCCTCATCAGTCGGCAGAGCCGCCGACTGCGCTTCCTCGCGGGCTTGGGGGCGAGCTTCCTGCGCCGCCGCTGGGGCATCTGCCGCATCCACAAAGCCTGCGAATATTGGGCCGTCAGACCGCCCAACACTCGCAGGCTTGACGAAAGTCTTTGAAGGCATCGCCCCCCCTGCCAAATCAATGGCAAGAAGAGGGGCGCGGCTGCGCTCGATAAGGGCCATGAGCTGAACGGCGTCGCCGTACTCGCGGGTGAGGGCGACGGTTCTGGGCTGACCCGTCACCACGATGGCGGCGGCGAAGCCGTCGTAGATGGAACCGACGATTTCCAGCTCGGCGGTCTGCAGGTCGACTTGGTCGAAGACGGCGCGACGGGTCTGGTCATCACGAGACGGATGTTGATCGCGGTCAGCCATGAGCGGCCTCGCTTCCTTTCGACGGGGCCAGTTCCGAAGCGGCCGGCCAGCAGTCGGCGGAATGGAAGACCCAGAAGCCCGAGCCCTTGAGGGAGCGGACCCGATATCGTCCGTCCTCTTCCACGCTGACGAAGGTTCCGGTTCGTCCGTCACGGTGGCGAAGGGTGACGCCGGGCGTCGGGGCCACGCCGCCTGCGCGCCCCGTCAGCGGATCCAGACCCTTGGCTGCGCGCCAGTCGTCGACGGAGGCGTCGCCGTCGAGAACGACGCGGGCGGCCATGGCGGCGGTCTGGACGGCCTCCTTGCGCACGGCGCTGGAGTGTTCGTCCAGGACGGCCTTCACCAGCTCGCCGAACTCCTCGGCCATGGCCAGGGTCATGATCCGGTCGCCGGGGAATTTGGATCGAGCGCGGGCCAGTTCTGCGCGGACCTGGTCAAGGAAGTCCTCGACGGGATCCGATTGCAGGGCGACGGCCGTGATCTCGTTCAGATCCTTTTCGCCCTGAAGGAAGGCGTCGCCCTGCCAGTCTGCCTCTTCCTGAGCCGCGACCCAAGGGGCGGCGAAGAGGCTGACCAGCTGCTGGCGCTGGTAGTTGCTCTTGCCGTCCATGGCCCAGGCGAGGGCCGCCTGCAGGCGCTCGCCGTCGATTCCGTCCGAGAAGCCCATCAGGATCTCCTGGATGGCGAGGAAGCGCTTCAGCTGGGAAGCCGGAGCGGCGCCCGGCCCGTTGGGGGTGACCTTGGTCATGGTTCGACTCCGGCTTCGATCAGCTCGCCGATCGAGATGTTGAAGAGCTTGGCGATGTCGCGGACGGGCCAGCCGGCGCGGCGGAACCATCCGCACCAGACGATCAGGCGCGGGTGGCGGTCGGGGATGGGATCGAGGTGCAGGGTCACGCGGCCTCTCCATGCAGGATGCGCACGCCGTGCGCGGTGGCCGTGAAGGGCGCTGGGCTGCCCGGCAGGCGCGCCGTCAGCCCCTGACGGGTCATGGCGATCAGGGCGGCGTGGATCTTGCGGCGCTCGATCCGGCGCGGGTAACGGCCGTCGTGGACGACGCGCAGGATCTCGGTCTCGGTCAGGGGCTGATCGTGGATGGTGCGCAGGATCCGCTCCCAGCGGCCGCCGGGGCAGTAGCCGCGATCGACGTAGACGGGCGTCTGGGCCAGCCGCAGGGGCGGCAGCGGATGCGCGGAAGGGTGCGGGCGGCGGTCAAGCATCGGCGGCCGCCTTGACCGGAAGGGGCGGCAGGGCGGCCCTGATGTCCGCCAGCAGTTCGGGGACGCCTTCCTCATCCGCGAAGGCGTCGAGCACGCCCTGGGCCCGGCGCAGGACATTTGCGAGTTCGCGGCCCCGTTCGGGCGTCAGCGGCGGATGACCGAAGACGGCGACGTAAAGCGCGGTCTTGTCCTCGAAGTTGGCGAAGACGGCGCCGGTGGACATGCCGGCGCCCTTGGCGATCGCGCGGATGGTGGCGCGCTCGAAGCCGACGTCATTGAACAGGGTCTCGGCTGAGGCGAAGACTCGCTGGCGAGTCCGCACCTTGGCGGCCTGCCGTCGGTTCAGGCGCTTGGGCTGCTCGGCGTCGACGGGATCGGTCGGGGTTGGGGCGGGGGTGAAGGTCGCGCCGTCCATCATGCGGCCCTCACGGCGGCGTCATGGGCGGGCAGCTGATTGCGGGCCAGCGCATGGCGCAGAGCGTCCTGACCCTGGCCGTCCAGCCAGCAATGGCCGATCAGACCATCGCGATCGCCGCCGAGGTCGAGGAGGTAGACGGAGACGCCCTCGCGCATGTTGGCGTCGCCGTCGAAGCGCAGGTCTTCGATGTCGACCATCTCGATCGGGCGACCGGCGCGTTCGCGCTGGACGTGACGCGCCAGGGCGCCGATGTCGGGGAAGGCCAGGGGCTTGGCCTGAGGGTTAGCCCTGAGCAGGGCGAAGCGGACATCGGGGGACACGGGATAGCTCCTGCGGTTGAGAGATTTGGGCGCCGGTGCGGCGCGGTGATGGGCGGCCAGCAGGGCCGCGCCTTCGATCCAGGGGCGGGGGGTCATCAGCGCGCCCCCGCCCTGCTGAGGCCCATCTGGCGGGCGAGGTCTTCGCGGGCCTTGGCGTAGTTGGGCGCGACCATGGGATAGTCGGCCGGGAGGCCCCAGCGCTGGCGATACGCCTCTGGCGAAAGGTTGTAGCGGGTGCGCAGGTGGCGCTTCAGCGATTTGAACTTCCGCCCGTCCTCAAGGCAGACGATGAAGTCGGGCGTTATCGATTTGCGGATCGGCACGGCAGGGTCGGAAAGGCCGGTCCGCGTCGTCTCTTCACCCCAGCCGTCAAAGACGGTGCTGGTTTCGGCCAGGGCGTCCTCGGCCCACTGGCAGGCCTCTGAGATCTCGCGCTCGTAATAGTCCGCATCGTCCGTCTCTAGCGTGATCAGTCCATCCTCAGTGCGATCGCCGCCCAGGGCGGCGAGCAGCGGCTCAAGTCGCTCCGTGAGAACCTGCAGGGCGGCGCCGAGGCGCTCGAGGCGTTGTTCCGCCAGTTCTTCGCGGGCCGAGGCGGGGCGCATCTCGATCATCGTCGCCGGTAGCAACGTTTCGGCGCTGGGCTCAGCCGACGGCGCCGGCGTCTCGCTGCGCGACGACGAACCGTAGTTGGCGGCCGGGCGTTGCAGGATGCCGGCGGCGTAGCGGGCTTCCTGAGCCCGGGTGGCGTTGCCGTAGTCGACGCCGTTGACGACGTGGGGGCCGGAAGGCGCGGGCTTGGCGGCTGACGCCTTGTTCGGGGCGGCGTCCAAGTTCAGCCATTCGGTCCAGTAGCGGCCGGACTGGCGCAGAGCGGCCTCGGCGCCGATGCCCAAGGCTTCCTGGCGCAGCAGGCCGAGCCGGTGGGGGACGGCGCCCGTCAGCTCGCTGATCAGGCCCTGTCCGATCAACCAATCCCAGGTGGCGTCGGCCAGGGTGACCGTGTGTTCGTCGCGGAGGTGGGTGAAGCCAAGCCCGGCGTTCTCTGTCAGGAACTGGGCGCACTTCGTCGGGTCCGGGTAGGACTCAGCGCACGGGGCCTCATAGCGCGTGGTCTTGACGTTGGTGCGGGCGATAAGGTCTCCGACCTCGACCAGGACCAGCAGCTGTTTAGGTCGAAGGGCGTCCAGAGAGGGCCAGAGGCGCTCCTTCTGCTCGGCAAGCCATGCAGACGGCGTGGGAGCCGCCTCAATCGCCTGCTCCAACGGCGTGGGTTCGCCGGGCTTGAGGAGGGCGGCGCCGTACTCCGCGACCTGGTCGGACATGGTCTGGGGCTTGGGTTGGCTGACGCTGTTGCGGAGCTGGTCCCAGCTGCGGTTTTCGAGATAGGCGGCGATGGCGGCGGGCGAGGCTTCGCGGGCGACCTTCAGCTTGGTCTGGACGTCGCGCAGGCCGGAGCGTTCGCCCTCGGCCGCGCGGCCGATGTTGCGGGCCAGCTCTGACGCGTTCCAGCCGGTGGCGGTCTGTAGTTGCAGCAGCAGCTGGGCGTCTTCCCAGGGGGATAGGTCCTGGCGCTGGCTGTTCTCGATGATGGTGATCTGCAGCGCCTCGGCCTCGGTCGCCTCGCGCTCGACGAAGGGGACGCCGGCCTCGAGGTCGACGGGCAGGCTGTCGTTGAAAAATACCGGCTCGCCCTCGAGGACGTTTTCGTTATGGGCCTCGGCGTTCTGATCCATGATGTGGCGGACAGCGCGCCAGCGGCGCTCGCCCGCGAGGATCATGCGCACGCCGTTCGCGTCGGGCGGGGTCAGGATCAAGGGTTGAAGGATGTCGCCGGCGCCGATGATCGAGAGGGCCAGATCGGGGATGGTTTCCCGATCGACGGGGCGGTTGGCCGGGTTGGGGCGGATCTTGTCGACGGGCCAGCGCAGGACGGCCGCAGCGGCCCCGTCGGCCGAGGCGAGACCCTCGGCCACGTCCTGACCCGCGACCCATTGGCGGCCCTTGTCAGTCAGGGACCAGCAGGCGCCGTCGTGTTCGATGACGCCGGCGTCGATCAGCTTGTGCATGTCGCGCCGGACGTTCGATGCGACGCGGCCGGTCAGGCCGGCCAGATGGGCGGCGTCGCCGTGCGGTTGTCCGCGCAAGAGGCGCAGCACGTCGGTGTAGGTGTGGACGACGGCCGGGAAGTCGGGCTTGCGCATTTCGCGCGGGGCGGAGGAAGCCATGTCAGCGGATCCGGTAATGATCGGGAAGAGGTTGGGCCGGTCCCGTCCGCTCGAGGGCGGCGCCGGCGAAGGCGAGGGCCAGAAGGACGACCAGGGCGGCGGCGAAGGCTTCGCGCGCGGCGTCGGTCAGGACGGGGCCGGTGCGGCGTGGCCGGGCGGGCATCAGGCGCGCCCCAGGATAAAGCCCGCCATCACGATGGCGGCGGCCGCGACGCCGTGCAGGATGAAGGCCCGCATCATGAGGCGAGCGGCGCGCCGATCGCGGCGCAGTGTGACGAAGTTCATCCCGGCGAGCGCGGAGGCCTTCAGACCCTCTTTGGTCAGGGCGAAGGCCAGGGCCCCTAGGGCGGCGAAGCAGAGGGCGGCCGGGATCATGCGTCCGCCCTCGCGCCCATTTCCCGCCCCTGGCCCGGCCGCCAGTTGCGGTTGACCAGGGCAGAGGCGGCGACGTTCACATAGGCGAAGCTGAGGCCGCAGATGCGGGCGACGCGCTGTTCGGCGGCGTTCAGGACGTAGCAGCGGGCGGCGTCGCCGCGCAGGTCGCGGGCGTTCGGATCCACAACGGCGAAGAGGGCGCCGGGGCCGCATTCAAGAGCGCGGCACAGGGATTTGACGACGTGGACGGGGTCGGGGCCGTCGAAGCCGCCCGAGATCTCGATCCGTTCGGAAGGGCAGGGCGGGCGCAGTTCGATGACGACCAAGGGGCCTTCATCGTTGCCCGCCAGCGCGGCCCGCATGGCGGCGGCGTCGGCAAAGGAAAGGGCGGACGCCATCAGCCTTCATCCCCATCAGTCGGACGGACCCGGGCGGACCAGGCGTTGACGGCGTCGACCTTGGCCTCGGCCTGGACGACGGCGGCGTTGAAGGCGTCCGCGAAGAGGTCGCAGGCGCGCAGGGACCGCTCCAGGCGGACCAGCAGGGCGAGGACGGAGCAGGAGACGGTCGGCAGGGACCAGGACCGGCCGTCCATGCGGATGCAGACGCGGCCCTCGATGAAGGGTCCGGTGATGACGGCCGCCGTCGACAGGTCGAAAGACCGGATGGGGGCCGTGTGCAGCCGGGCGATGATGTCCAACAGGTCGTCATCGATGCTGATGACCGGCACGGCGCCGGGAAGGGCGTCGTGGGTTTCGCTAGCGGTGCGCACGGCGTGCGCGTCCGATGTTGACGTCGGGGCGGTGGACGGTTGGAAAAATCCGTGAGCCATGGGGCGCTCCTCCAAAGGGACGCCCCGCGCCTGAACGGAAGAGCGCCGGGAGGCGGCTGGGGGCAAACCCAACCGAACGGCGCGGGACAACTCAACAGTTCAACCAAACAGTTGGGATGTCAACCGCGTCGTTTAAACCGCAACGTTGTGGTGGCGCGAGCGCAGACCAAAGGGTTGCGAGTCGGCGCAGCTAAGTGTTTAGGTGTACGTCGTTATTTCAATGCAAGGAGCATGCGGGTGGGGCGGTCAATTTTTTTGCTGGCAGCGCTAGGGGCGGCTCTCGCTTCGTGCGCCACGGCGCCAGAGGTTTATGACTTCCCGAAGAGTCGCGTCGTGCCGGACGGGAAAGATGCAGTTTGGGAGCGCGTTGTAGAGTTCTTCGCTGCGAATAACCTGTCCATCAAGACTATCGAGAAGGACAGCGGCATCGTCGCGGCGGAGCGCATGATTACCTCACCCAGGGGGGATGGCACTGTGGCTGCTTGGGCGAGTTGCGGGGCGGCGCCGCTGGAAGTGCCTGTTCGGCAGGCGGTCGATCTGAACGTGTTCGTCAAGCCCCAGGGCGCCGGGACGCAGGTGACTGTCAATACACGCATCACGGAGATGCGGCAGTTCGCCAATGACCCGCTCGTGACCGTCACTTGCAACAGCAACGGGACGTTAGAGCGGATGGTGCTTGACGCGGCCCAGGGGCGCTAGAAGCGCCGAATGGATTGGACGATGAGGCCTCGGATGCGAACGAGGACCTCGTCGTCTTCGGCCCCATCCGTCATGCCTAGAGGGGCCTGCCATCGCGGGTTGGAGGAGCGCGGCCACAGCAGCGGTCCATTGGCGGTCAGTTCGACCTGTTTGATGCTGAGTTCGCGTTCGGATCCGCCAAAGCGCAGCCGCTCAATCTCAACGATTTGCCCGCTCTGAAGGCCAATGCCTGCGCCCTCGAAGTCGACGCAGTGAACGAGATCGCCTTCGAAGATTCCGAGGCGATCGACCGAGTCGCCTATTACCTCGGAGAGCCACTGATCGGCGTAAGGGAACCGAGGATCCCGGGCAAAGGGATACTGCTTCGGTTCGGCCTGTGAGGTGTCGTCGGCCATAAGCCATGCGCCGGCTTGGACGCGATCGCGGATGGGAAGGGTTTGAGCGCGCTCGTTATCAACCCACTTCCGAAAGTCGACCACGTTGCTGGTCTGGGGACTTCCTGAAAGTCCGAGGCGCTCTTTCTCCAAGTCAGCTGGCGTCGCGTCGACGGCGGCCGTCAGGCGGCGCTGATTTTCGGGGTAAAAGATGCTCGGAGCTTGGCCGTTTTCATACTTCGCCCAGCCTTGGCCGGACATGTTGGCTCTCTGACCAGCGGCGGCCTGGCTTAGTCCAGCGCGACGGCGCAAAACGGCCAGCGCGCGTCCCAATAGGGCAGCGGCGTCATTATTCCCGGAGTTATCAACCACCTTGGACATAGTCCGACGAGGATGGTGTACCGGCTGGATGAGCGCGAGCGACGGCATAGCTGAAAACGTCTAAACCAAACGGTTGCAAAAATCACCGAATAAGTTTCTTTCTCCTTGGCGAACCGAATCACGAGGTCGCCAATGGCCGCCCAACTGCCCCTTAAAACTCGCCCTAAAATGGATCGCTGGCTTCGAGACCGAGGGCTCGGCGCGATGGCTTTGGGCGAACGTTGGGGGATCTCACGTCAAGCCGCGAGCCGCTATCTGCTCCCGTTTGGACATCCGAAGAGGATCATTCCGAAAGAAGATCAGATCGCCGATGCCATCGCCTGGTCGCGAGGAGAGGTGGTTGCGGCCGATTGGTATCCACCGGAACTGTCCGGCCGACCGCTGCCTGCTTCTGTCGGCGATCTTGAGCCGGAGGCCCGCACATGAGCCGCTTCGGCAATCTGCGCGGCGGGCCCGACGGCCGGATGACGGTCAATGACGAGGCCTGCTGGAATGAGCTGATCGCCCGGGCTGAAGCCGCAGCGGCGGCGGCGCCCAGCAAGCCGACGACGGCGCTGGCCCGCGTCGCCCATGAGGCCAAGAACGCCTGCGCGCCGGGCGTGGTCACCCGATCGAACCCGTGCGTGCAGCTGTCGCGTCTGTCGCGGCGGTACTGCGCCGAGACCACAGCCGGCCGCCGCGATCTGCAGGGATCGCTGAAGGCGGCGGCCGAGGCCGCGCGCGAGGCGCTGGCCGGACATCGAGGGGCGGACGGGCGCCGCGAACGGAAGGACATCGACGGATGACGGAGCTGGGCAGTCAGGCGTTCCGCCAGGCGGACGACCGCTATGTGGCCGCATGCCACGCCGAGCTGGCGGCCGCAGAGGCGTCGAAGGCCCTGAGGGGCGTGAAGGCCATCAATCTGTCGGGGGTCGAGGCCGGGATAGCCGAGACGGCGCCGCCGGCGTTCGAATGGGTCGATCCGGGCACGCTGCTGATCGACGAGGGTTATCAGCGCAACCTGTCGGAGCGGTCCATCAAGCTGGTGCGCAAGATCTGCGCCCGCTGGGACTGGCGGCGGTTCAAGCCGCCGGTCTGCGCCAGGACCGAACGGGGCCTTGAGGTGATCGACGGCCAGCATACGGCGATCGCGGCGTGCAGCCATCCGATGGTAACGACCATACCGGTGATGGTGGTCGAGGCGGCCAGCCGGTCGGAACGGGCCCACAGCTTCATCGGACACAACCGCGACCGGCTGAACATCACGCCGATGCAGATGCATTTCGCGGCGGCCGCAGCCGGGGACGAGGACGCCCTGACGATCGATCAGGTCTGCGCCCGCGCCGGGGTGAGGGTGCTGCGCGCCCAGCCCGGCAACGGGGTCTGGGCCATCGGCGAGACGGTGGCGGTTCGGGCGATCGGCGCCCTGATCAACCGGCGCGGCGCCATGCGGGCGCGGATGGTTCTGGAGGCGCTGGTGAAGGGGCGAGCGCGGCCGTTGACGGCGGGCCAGATCAAGGCCGTCGAGATGCTGTTGCACGACGAGGAGTACCGCGAGGACATCGATGGCGACGGGGTGGCGAACGCCATGCTGGCGCTGGGCGAGGAAGCCGATCGCGAGGCGGCCGTGTTCGCGGCCACGCACAAGACGCCGGTGTGGAAGGCGCTGGCGATCGTCCTTTACCGAAAGGGGAAGCGGCGTGGTCGCAGGGCAGGCTGAGTTCGGCGCGCGCGAGGCCGCGCTGCAGGCGACGATCGCGCGACTGGAAGGCCGCGTGCTTGAGCTGGAAGAGGCGATGGGCCTTTGCGTCCTGCCGCCGCTGGAATGGGGGCTGACGGTTCAGCAGGCCCGGCTGTTCGGCGCGTTGCTGGAGCGGGAGCTACTGACGAAAGACGCCGCGATGGCGGCGCTGTACCGCGACCGGGGCGAGGACGAGCCCGAGATGAAGATCGTGGACGTCTTCGTCTGCCATATCCGGCGGAAGCTGAAACCGTTCGGGATCGAGATCGGCACCCGTTGGGGCGTCGGCTACTTCATGACGCCGGCGAGCAAGGCCGAGGCGCGACGACAGATCGAGGCGTCGCGCGGGGCGGCGGCATGAGCCGGGTCGAGGTCATCGGCCCGGCGACGCTGTACCTGGGCGACGGGTATGAGGTGGTGGCGGCCCTGGGGCCCCAGGACGCGGGGGTGTTCGATCCGCCGTATGCGTTCGACACGCGAGGGGCGGGCAAGTTCCGCAAGGCCCGGCCGAACATGGACCGAATCGCGGCTGCCGGGCTGGATCAGGGGTTTGACGACCGGATCTGTTCGCCCGCGACGTTCCGGTCGGTGGCTGTGTTCTGTCACAACGATCAGTTGTCGCAGCTGCTGCCGCGTCTGGCGGCGCGGTTCCATCGGACCGTCGTCTGCGCCTGGCACAAGACCAACCCGCTGCCGGTGGCGAACAAGCACTATCGGCCGGACACAGAGTTCTGGATTCACGCCTGGCTGGCGGGCGCGCATCCGGTCGGAAGCCTGACTGACAAGGCGCGGTGGATCCTGAGCGAGAGCGGCCGTTTCACCGGCGTCGATCATCCGACGGTCAAGCCCGAGCCGGTCATGGACAAGGTGTTGGCCACCATCAACGCCGCGAGCGTGTGCGACCCGTTCATGGGCAGCGGTTCGACCGGCGTGGCGGCGATCAAGCGGGGCCTGAGGTTCACCGGGGTCGAGATCGATCCGAAGCATTTCGATACCGCCTGCAGGCGTATCGAGGCGGCCGTCAGGGCCGCTGAGCGCCTGTCCGAGGTGGGGGCATGAGCGACGAGCTGTTCGACAGGGCGCGTGCGGCGGTCCGGTGCGAGGAGATCGCCATCCGGGCGCCGAAGTGCAAGCTGCGCAAGACGGGCAAGGGCTATCGGGGCGTATGCCCGCTGAATGAATGCGGGGCCAAGAGCAAGCTGGCCCCGTTCCGCGTGTCGGCCGATGGGCGGCGCTGGACCTGCTATTCCTGCGACCCGCGCGGCGGCGATGTGATCGATCTGGAGCATCGGCTGTTTTCGGGCGGCGATGAGACCATGGCCGACGCGGCGCGTCGCCTGCTTGGCGGCGAGCTGAAGCCCGAGAGCGAGGCGTCGCGCGCACGCCGTGCGCAGGCCGCGAAGGAGGCGGAGGCCGAGGCGCTGGCCGACGCCGCTTGGCGGCTGGAGATGGCGCGCAAGATCTGGCGCGAGCGCGAGCCGGCCGCCGGATCGTTGGTGCAGGTCTATCTGGAAGAGGGACGGGGCATCCGAGGGCCGGTCGCGGCGCGGATGCTGGCTCTGGTCGGGTTCAATCCCCGGACCTGGCATAGCGGTCACCCCGAAAGGGGCGTCTTCCTGCCTGCGATGGTCATCCTGGTCATGACCGAGCTGGGCCCGACCGGGGGCGTGCATTGCACCTATCTGGCGCCGAACGGGCGCGGGAAGACCCATCGGTCGCCGTCGAAACGGATGCTGGGCCCGCAGGGCCATTTCGTGCTGGCGCGCCGCGACGGACTGGCGGGGCCGCCCCAGCCGGACCGGCACGGGGAGGTCGAGGGCTATGTGCTGCCGGGCGGGCTGTGGCTGACGCGGCCGGACGCCCCGGGCCCCCTGGTCGTGGCCGAAGGCGTCGAGAACGCCGCGTCGCGGGCCATGATGCTGGCCGGGCCGTTGAGCCGGTCGGTGCGCGCCGTGGCGGCAGGGTCGCTGGACCGGCTGAGCGGTTTCGAGGCGATCGACAAGGATGGCGCGCGGGATATCTGGCGCGTCCGAGCCGATCCTTTGAGGCCCGGATTCACCTGGCCGGAAGATCCGGCGAACCCGTGGGGCCTGATCGACATCGCCGTCGACGGCGACATGAGCCCGGTGACGGTCAAGGGCCGCAGCGGCCGCCAGCAGAAGCGAATGATCGAGGCGGTGCGCGACAGCGTGGAGCGGGCGCGCGTCAGCGGCGCCCTGGCCCGCGCCAGCTGGAGCCGCCGCCTGAGCGACGAAAGCCCGACGCAGGTGCGCGTGTCGCGCCCGCCGATCGGCATGGATTTCAACCAAGTGATCAAGGCGGCCGAAGCCGCCGCGAGCGTATCCGGGGGCGTAGCCGCATGACCGATTCCTATGTGCTGGAAGACGCCGAACCGGACAGCGAGGGCAAGTCAGGCGCAGTCTGGATCGAGCCGAAGGTCGAGGACTGCCCGGTGATTCCGCTGGGCTTCGAGGGCGGCTATGTCCATTTCGCCTTGCCGGAAGGGGAACTGCGGCGGGAGCCGGCGTCCAAGATCGCCGGCATGCTGAAGACGGACCTTTTCGTCAGCCTGGAAGGGCGGGTGTTCCTGGCCCAATGGCGGGACAATGACGGCAAGCTGCAGCGCGACATGGCGGCGCAGTGGTTTGTCGACCGATGCCGCAAGGCCGGGCGATGGGACAGCGACCGCCCGCAGCGGGGATACGGGGTGTGGTCGACCCTCGACGGACCTGTCGTCCATGCCGGCGACGCGGTCGGCCGGTGGCCGTTCGGCGATGACGATTGGGAATCGGTGGCTGAGGCGTTGAGGAACGGGGCGAGGACGCGGGGGCCGCTGTGGCTGCTGCGCCCCCCGGCCCCCAGGCCGGGAAAGCCCGCGACGATCGCCGAGGGCGAGAAGCTGCGCGAGTTGATGAACCTGTGGAACTTCGCCCCGCTGGACCCTCGCGACCCCGAGGGATTGAGCGAGGCCGACGCCCTGTTCGGATGGCAGGGGACGGCGCTGTTGGGCGCCATTCCGCCGTTCAGGCCGCACGCCAGCGTCAGCGGCGGGGCCGGGGCGGGCAAGACGACGCTGTCACGCCTGCTGCAGGCGGCGGGCAGTGCGAACGCCGGCGACCTGTTGGACAGCTTCTCGGAAGCGGGCCTGCGGAACGGCCTGTCGGGCGAGGCGAGAGCGCTCTACCTGGACGAGGCGGAGCCCAGCGTGGACGGGCAGGGCCCCGTCGAGAAGGCGTTGGAGGTGCTGCGCCGCATGTCGACCGGCGAGGGATCGACCCGGCGACAGGGCGACACGGGCGGCCGGACGGCGGGGCAGACCGCCGTGGGTTCAGCCTATCTGGCCAGCATTCTGCCGGTGCAGCTGGGCGACGCCATGGCCACGCGGGTGGTCGAGGTGCGGTTGAGGCTGTTGGGCAAGGCCAAGGGCGGGGCCGACGAAAAGCTGAAGGAGGCGATTGATTGGGCGCGGGAGATCTCGCCGCGCCTGCTGGCGCGCGCCGTGCGCGAGGCCAAGCGATACCGGGCGGACGTCAGTCTGCTGAAGGCTGCGCTGGGGGAGAGCGGGCAGACGCCTCGCGCAGCCGATCTGGTGGCCGCGCTGGCCGCCGGGCGAAGGCTGCTGCTGCACGATGAGGCGCTGACGATCGAGACGGCCCGGGAAGAGGCGGCCAGGTGGTCGGCCCTGATCCGAAACCGGGAAGAGACCTCGGCCGCGCAGAACCCGGGGCAGGCGTGTCTGTCGCGGATATGGGCCATCAACTCGGGCCAGCATTCCAAGGATCGCCACCTGACCATCGGCGAGATGATCCAGGAGCAGCTGGAAAGCCCGGGCTTCCACGAGAAGGTCCTGAAGACCTTCGGCCTGAAGATCGAGAACGGGCACGGCGCCCATGAGCGGCCGGGGCCATGGCTGCTGATCTCGACCAACCACCCGGCGCTCGCGAGGGCGTTGGCGGGGACGCATTACGCCAACTGGCGCGGGGTTCTGGAGCACCTGGCCGACCTGGGCGAGGCCTATGCGCCGCGACCGCTGCCGACGCCTGTGCGGTTCGGGATGCACCAGAGCCGCGCCTTGGCCGTCCCCCTGACCCCCTGGCTAGAGAGGCCGGTCGGATTGGGGGCTGATCCTGCGGAGGTGACGCCGTTCGAAGCGCCTGTTTGGGACGCCCCAGGCGACCGCGCGTCCCGCCCTGCGTCCCACGGTGAAACCCATGAATGATCGGGCTTTGAGCCGGGCTTGGGACGCCGGGACGCATGGGACGCGACCTCGGCCCCATGCGGGGGCGCACATGCGGGAGCGCACGACGCCACAGGTGCGTCCCATGCGTCCCGCGCGTCCCGTCTCTGTTTTTGTCGAGTGTTCTCAAAAAGATAAGTGGGACGTTCAGCCGGTACGCGGTGGGACGCCCGAAACCAAAGCGAAGGGGCTGCAGAAGTGACCGCGTCGACCGCTCTATCCGCCCAAACCGGCAAGGCCTGGTATGTCGTGGTGACCCACGCCCATCAGGAACGGCACGCCCGGTATCAGCTGGAGCAGCAGGGCTTCAACGTCTATCTGCCGCTGGTGCCGCCTCCCGCCCGGGCCCGCGTTCGGAACGGCGTGGCGCCCTCGCCGCGCCCGATGATCCCGCGCTACCTGTTCATCGAGATGGATCTCGACCAGGACCGCTGGCGCGCAGTCTACTCGACCATGGGCGTGACGGAGGTGATCACACGCGGCGTCGGTGAGACGGCTCGGCCTTGCCCGATCCCGGGCCGCTTCATCACGGAGATGAAGGCCCGCGAGGTCAATGGGCTGGTGGTGTTGCAGCGTCCTCGTAACGACAACGAAAAGGCCGCTCCGAAGGCCTCCCGATACAAGCGCGGCGACAAACTGCGCCTCGCTGGCCCGACTGCCGACTACGATCTCGTCTTCGAAGAGATGGTTGACGGCGACAGAGCGGCAGTCGTATTCACCCTGCTAGGGCGTGATTCGCGCCAGATCATTGCACTGCCGTCAGACGAATGACGCGCAGTGCGGTAGCCGTCCAGCCTCAGCCCGTTCCGACCCACCCGCCCAAGGCTCCGCCCGGGCGGGTTTTTCATTGCCTTTCAATGACTTGCGTCGCGGCTGGGCGGGCCTTGGGTCCTTCCCCCCATTTCTGACCCTATGCGGTGGGGCAGAGCGTTTTCGTTCCCTAGTGAGCGATGTTTCGAGGGGTGCAACGGGCGTTGCTGACGCAACAGGGAGCGCAACGGCATGACAGAGCCCTTCCTGCTCGATGGTGGATCGTCACGGCGCTGGGTCAGCGTCAGCGAGGCGGCGGCGCTGGAAGCCAAAGCCGGGCGGCCGATCAACAAATCCTCGATCTCTCGCTTCATCGCGCGGAATGAGGACCTGCCTGTCAAACGTGACGCGCAGGGGCGGGTTAAGGAGGTCGACTACGACGCCCTGATCAGGGCACGCGGCGAATCCCTCTCGGTTCAGGACAGCCGCCAGGTGGCCGAAGCGCCGTCCGCCGCGCCTGCGGGCCCGGCGGGATCGCGGAAGCGCGCGCTGGAAGAGGAAAAGCTGGAACTCGACCTGGCTGAGCGGAAGGGCGAGCTTCTGTCGAAGGCGGCGGTGACGATGGCGGTCGAGGCCATGGGCGTTGCCTTCACCCAGGCGTTGGAGCGCCGGCGTCGTACCCTGGCCACTGAGATGGCCGGCATGAGCGATGTCCGCCAGGCCGAGCATGTGTTGAAACAGGCGGACCAGAAGCTGCTGAACTACCTTGTGGCCGAGCTGACCAAGCTTGCGGGCGGCTTCACGGAAGACGAGCTGGCGGCGGCCTGACATGAGCCTGTTCAGCAGCGCCGAACTGGCGCGGCAGGCGGCGTCGCTGGTCATGGCCATGGCGACGGCCGTGACGCCGGCCCCCGACCAGATGATCAGCGCCTGGGCCGAAGGTCGCGTCGTCATTCCCGGTGAGACGGGTACGACGCGGGAAGGCCCATTGTCGTGGGACGGATTCGAGTACCTGATCGAGCCGCTGGACCGGCTTCACCCCGATGACCCAGCCAGGACGGTCACCTTCGTCGGGTCCGCCCAGATCGCGAAGACCACGATCGGCGTGCTGGCGACGCTCTACTACTCGGCTGTGGTGGCTCGCCCGTGGGGCGTCGCCCTGCCTAGCGGCGACGAGGCGCTGAAGTACAACCGGACGAAGTGGCAACCGCTTGTCGACGCCACCCCCGAGCTGCGCCGCAAGATCCGGGCGGTGACTTCGCGGGACGAGCAGGGCTCGACCAATACCTACAAGCGCTTCCCGGGCGGATACGGCCAGTTCTTCGGTACGACCAGCGCCAAGCCGCTCCAGATGGTCACCTTCTGCCTGGTGGTGAAGGAAGAGACGCCGAACTGGAGCGTGTCGGTCGGGGATCGGGGCGACCCGCACAAGCAGATCGAGGTTCGCCAGCTTCAGTGGGAACTGGCCGGCGCCAAGACCTTCCACAACTCGACGCCCGGGCTTGTTCGTCGTTCGGAGGAGAATGAAGGCGAACTGACAGGCTGTCCGGTGACTGTCGATTATCGCCTCGGCGACCAGCGCCGGCTGTACCTGCCCTGTCCCCATTGCTCGCACCTGCCGGGCGGAGTGCTGATCCGACTGGATCGCGAGATGATGATGGGCGTGGAGAAGGGCGAAACGCCCCACTTCAACTGCCCGTCATGCGGCGGCGTGATCGAGCATCGGCACAAGCGCGCCATGGTCGCGGCCTGCCACCCGTATCGCGAGCCTGCGCACGGCGTGCGCGGCGGCTGGATCCCGACCTTCCCGTCGGCGGACCCTCAGAACCCGGCGCCCGGCGCCTTTATCGCAGCCGGCGAGTACGAGGCCTGGCGTGATCGGCCGACAGAAGGTCGGGAGCCCAGCTATCAGGCTTGGCAGGTGGTGTCGGACGCGGTGGATTGGGCCTACATCGCCAAACAGGTCCAGGATGCGACGGACGAAGAGGCGAAGATCGCCCTCTTCCAGCAAATCTTCGGCGAGGCCTACGAGGTCACGGTCCAGCAGGCCGATGTCGACAAGCTGCTGGAACGTCGGGACGGCCGGTTCACCAAGGGCGTGGTGCCGTCGGGCTACGAGATCGTCACCATCGCCGTCGACCTGAACGGGGACTGGGCCCAGTGGACCGCTTATGCCTGGGGGCCCGAGGCCGAGCACGTTCCTGTCGACAAGGGACGGATAGAGGGAGGTCCGTCGGAGCCGCAGATTTGGGCCGAGCTGGCCCAGCTTGAGCGCAAGCGGTGGCCGCATGAGGACGGCGGCTATGTCGCCACCGAAGTTCAGGGCGTCGATTCCGGCTACGGGACCTTCCACGTCTATGCCTACTGCTCGGCGCACGGGAAATCGAAGGCGTTGGACGGCGCTGACGGCTGGGGACGGATGCCGCTTCGCCGGGGGGCGAAACAGAAGCTGGAAGGGCCTGAAGGGCGAGTGGTTTCGTGCAGGACCTGGCGCGTGGGCACCTGGGATCTGAAGCGGACGCTGATGAACGAAGCGATCCCGTTGAGCCTGGAAGGGGAGAAGGGCGCCCGCGCGCCGCGTCGCCCCCACTGGCCGGGTTGGGTCGAGCGGGACTTCTTCGAGGAGTTGACCGGCGAGGCTCTGGTCTCGGTCCAGGACAGCAAGACGGGTGTCGTGAAGGATGAGGCCTGGGTTCGCGTCCGCCGCCGCAACGAGGAGCTGGACCTGTGGGTCTACAACCGCGCGCTGGCCGCTTCTCTGGGCATCGGCGTTCCCGGGGCCGAGCCGGATTGGCTTGAACTGGCGCGGCGCCGTCAGGCTGAGAAGGCCGGCCTGGAGGCTCTGTGGGAACGCCCGCCAGCCGGTCAGGCAGAAACGCCGTCTGCGCCCGCCGCCAGCTCGGTCGAGGTCGCAGCGGCCAAGAAGAAATGGAGCTTCTAATGGCGCTGACGCCCGCAGAGACCGCCCAGCTGGCCGCCTTCCGCGCGGCCTACGCCAAGATCATCGCCGGCGGTCAGGTGGCCGAGATCACCAGCAACGGACGGACGGTGAAGTACGCCAAGGGCGACATCGGACGGCTGGAAACCGAGATCGCCAATCTTGAGGCCAAGGCCCTGCAACTGAACGGGGCCCCACTGCGCCGCCGAGGCGCGCTGAGCATCCGCCTCTAACGATCTACGCCGTCAACCGGCCTCCCGCCCCGGGTTCGGGGAGGCTCTCGGCTGCCTGCGATCCCCGATCGCCGACGTCGGGGCGGCGCCGCCATCGCACCCGGATTTCATCACATCGAGGAGGCCCCCATGAGCCGAACCCCCAAGTCGCCCGCCTCCGCGCCGGCGTCGGAACCTGTCGACGCGAGCATTTCCTTGTCGAGCGTGCCCGCCGTGACCGCATTGATCGTCCTGCTGGACGCGATGCGCGCCCTGGTGAGCTTTCCCAGCCGCCCTGTGCCTGACACTCTGGTCGAAGGCGTCCTGAACGCCCGCCAGAAGTTCAACGAGGCGCTGAGCGCACCGTTTGAGCCCGTGGCTGTTACCGGATCGGACGCATACGATGACGCCTGGATCGGCGAACGGTTCGATAAGTTCGCTTCGTTGATCGATGAGCGCTTCGGCGGTCTGGAGAAGGCCGGCGAAACCGGTGATGAGGCCCTCAAGACGGCGCTTGCCGCCATTGATGAGCGCTTCGAAGGCCTGGACGAGGCTCTGAAGGCGCGCTTCGCCGCCTTTGATGAGGCGGGCAACGCCAGCGCCGAAGAGATGGCGTCGATCCAGTCGCGCCTTGCAGCCCTGGAAGCCCGCGCGACTGCGCAGGCCGAGGCCTGAGCAGCGCCATGCGCACGCCGTTCGCTCCCTCAGGTCTGGTGTCCGCCTCGGGCCGGTCGATCTCTCGCCTGGAGGTCGCCCGCGCGCGCGCCGTGGCGATGACGGATACGGCCGCCATGGGCGGAACGCCTTCCTATGAGGGGGCGAGCGGCCATGGCACCTATTTCGCCGAATGGTCGGCCCAACTCGGCTCTGCCGACAAGCAATGGCTGCCGAACCGTGATCGCGTCACTGCGCGCGTCCGGGAGCGGGTGCGCAACGATCCCGTCGCCGCCTCGGCGCGGTCCCGTCGCGTCAATGCGGCCGTCGGCAAGGGCTGGCGGGTCAAGTTCAGGCCGAACGCCCGCGCTCTTGGCATCGACAGGGAAGCGGCGCGGCAGCTCGGCGCCGATCTGAGCACAGAGTTTCAGCTCTATGGCTACGGCCACGCCTTTACGTCCGACGCCGAGCGCAAGCTGACCTGGGGACAGCAGCTCCGACTGGCGGCGTCGCACATCGTGGTCGACGGCGAGGCCCTCGGGCTGGGCGAATGGGCTGAAGACGAGGCGACCCGGTACAAGACGCGGCTTCGTCTGGTCGATCCTGACCGGTTGAGCAATCCGAACGGTCGACCGGATCGGGACGAACTGCGCGGCGGGGTCGAGTTCGACGCCTGGGGCGCGGCCGACGCCTATCATATCCGCGAGCGGCATCCGTCCGACTTCGGCGGGCCCGGCCAGTTCCGCTGGCAAAGGTTCGAGCGCTGGACCGAATGGGGCCGGCCGCAGGTGTTCCACTGCTTCGAGCCTGAACGCGCCGGCCAGACGCGCGGCGTCAGCCGTTTCGCCGCCGCGCTGAAGAGTTTCCGCGCGCTGTCCCGGTTCACGGACGCCACGCTGCAGAGCGCGACGGTCAACGCGCTGATCGTCGCCTTCATGAAGTCGAACGGCGGTCCCGGCGCCGTCAGCGAGAGCTTTGAGGCCAAGGACGTCAAGCAGTTCGAGACCTGGCGCCAGGACTATTACAAGGAACACCCGGTCAACCTGGCCAACGGCGCCCAGATCCCGGTTTTGCCCTACGGCGACGAACTGCAGCTGCAGACGGCGTCTAAGGATGTCGCGAGCTTCGACGCCTTCGTTCGTTCGATCCTGCGCCTGATCGCCGCTTCGCTGGGCGTGACCTACGAAGAGCTGTCGATGGACTATTCGCAGACGAACTATTCGTCAGCGCGCGCCGCCCTCGTCCACGCCTGGGCCGAAACCGTCGCCTTGATGGGGTTGATGGAAGACCAGCTGGTGAGGCCGTTCGTGGTCGCCTGGGCCGAAGAGGCTTTCGACAGGGGCTACGTCCAGATCCCCGAGGGCGCGCCGGACTTCTACGACGCGGTCGACGCCTATTGTCAGATCCACTGCATCGGCCCCGGCCGGGGCTTCATCGATCCGACCAAGGAAATCGATGCGGCCTCGGCGCGCATCGAAGCCAACGTCAGCACCCTGGAAGACGAGTGCGACGATCAGGGCAAGGATTGGGAAGAAGTGCTGGAACAGCGTGCGCGCGAAATGGCCAAGCACGAGGAACTGGAACTGCCCATGCCGGGCGGGGCCTTGGAGCGCGCCGCCGCGACCAGCCGAGATCCGGCGCACCAGGCCTTCCTGGATCAGCGCACCGCCGCCTGAGGAAAACACCATGCCTGACTACGCCTCCATGGCGGCCCGCTATGCCGGCCGCCCCCTTCTGCTCACCCCGGCGGCTGCCCGAGATCTGGCGCTGCGTATCCGGTCGGTCGATCCGCGCGCCTTCAGCCGTCCGTCGCGTATGGACGCCTTCCTTCGCCGCGTGGGCCTGGGCCACGCGCCCGGCGACAGCGCGCGCACGGCTTTCGCCTGGGACGACGAAGGCGAGGGCGCGCCGTTCGTCCCGATCGAGGAGCGTCTCGCCTATCAACCGCGCTGGCTGGGCGAGGTCGAGGACACGGGGTTCTGCTGGTCGCTGAAAGACGGCGTCGCGCTCATCCAATGCGACAGCCCTCTGGTGGAACGCGGCGACGAGTTCTGCGGCGTTGTTTGGCACGGGTACGACACCCTGCTGATGGCCATGCGGGAGGCGCTGGCCGACGCCCGCGTGCGCGGCGTTTTCCTGCGCCTGGATACGCCAGGCGGCGTCGTCGCCGGCGGCCTGCCGACCCTCGCCCGCTTCATACGTGAAGCCCGGGAGGCGGCCGGCGGAAAGCCGATCTGGACCTACGCCGACATGGCCTGTTCGGCCGGTTACTGGATCGCGGCGCAAACCGACAGGATCATCGCGCCGAGCGTCGGCTACGTCGGTTCGATCGGCGCCGTCATGGTGCATGAGAGCCATGCCGGATCGCTGGAGCAGGATGGCGTCGAGATCACCACCATCGAGTTTCCCGAGGGCGGGGTGAAGACGGACGGCGCCTGGTGGAAGGCGCTGAGCGAGAGCGCTCGGGCGGCCTGGCAGGCCGATGTGAACCAGGTGGGGGCCCTGTTCCTGGCCGATGTCGAGGCGGGGCGATCGAGCCTGAATCGCGATCAGCTTCTGGGGCTGAGGGCCGACGTCTTCATGGCTGAACACCAGGACGAGGCCCGATCGGGAGTCTCGCTGGGTCTCGCCGACGAGATCATGGACGAGGAGCAGGCCTTCGCCGCCCTGGTCGACCACGTTTCTTCCGAGCCTGTTTCAGGAAGCCAAGCCGGCGCGTCGGGCTCGCGCGCTTCGGCCCAAACCGAAAAGGAGGCCGTGATGGCCACGAAACCCACGGCGGGCCGGCAGGCCCGTGCGGCCGCCCAGGTGGCCCTGGCCGAGAAGGCTCTGCGCCTGGCGCAGGCGAACCTAGCGAAGGCCAAGGCCGGCGCGACAGCGGTCGAACCGGACGAGGAAGACGACGAGGACGACGCCGGCGCCGGCCAGGGCGGCGCATCGGCCGAGGAAAAGGACCCGGACGAAGACGACGACGAGGATGACGACGCGCCGGAAGCGTCGGACGGCGGCAACGGCGAGTCTTCGGCCATCGCCGCTTCGGCGGAGGCCAAGAAGAACCCCGCGCTGGCGCTGGCCGCCATCCAGTCGGGCCAGACGCTGGCGCAGTTCAAGGCGTCGGCCGCCGTGGCCGGTTCCGCTCAGGGCGGAAGTCGCCTGGATCGCGTCATGTCGGGCGCACAGCGCCTGAAGGCCGACGGGACCAAGGCGGCCACGGGCCTGAGCGCGGCCGTGGCCAACCGCATCGATCGGAACCGGAACGCCGCCGGCTGAGCCGACCAGCCAGGCCGGGAGCTGGACCTGATCCCGGCCGCATCAACCTGCTGAACAGAGGAGGCCGTCATGAAGGCCTATACTTTCGAGACCGGCCTGCCCGGGCTCAGCGATCTTATCCATTCGGAGTATGATCCGACCTATACGACCGACAAGCGCGTCGGCCTGGGCGGCGTCGGCACGGCCCGCGCCTTCGCGGCTTTCGTGCTCGTCGGCACGGTGCTGATCGGCGCGGCGACCGTCACGGCCGGCGCCGTGGTCGGTACCGGCAACGGTGCGATCGGCGTCGTCACGGCGGACACCGGAGCCGCTGCGGGCCAGTACGAGGTGGTCATCGTCTCGCCGGCGGCCGACGGCGGCGCCTTCCAGGTGATCCGTCCCGACGGCAACCTGGACGGCGCGGGCAATGTCGGTTCGCCGTACAACGGCGCCATCAACTTCACCCTGGCGGACGGTTCGGCGGACTTCGTCGCCGGCGATCGGATCCCGGTCACCGTCGCCTATGAAGACGGCGTGATCGAGAAGGATGCGCCCTGGGACCCGGCGGCGACGGACGGGTCGCAGGTCATCACCGGGATCAACCTGCTGGCGGCCGAGGCGCCGGTCGGAGCGGATGTCGAGCTGACGGTTCTGGCGCGCGGCCCGGTCATCGTCCGTCGCGAAGCCATCGCCTGGCCGCCCGGCGTCACCGACGACCAGAAGGAAGCGGCCTACCGCCGTCTGGCCTCGCTGGGCATTCAGCCGCGCGTTAGCGGCTGAGGCGGCAATCCGGGCCCATCGGCGGCCCGGCATCCCTGAACACTGAAATGATAGGAGGGCTCCGATGGACCCCGATGAACTGTTGGACAGCGGCTCGCTGCTGCCCCTGACGGCCGCGCACCACACCGGCCTGATCAACTCCGTCCCCGACCAGTTCGGCCAGCTTAATGCGGACGGCATGTTCCCGAGCGAAGGCCTGGACACGCCTTTCGTCCGTATCGACATCGATGACGGCGTGATCACCGCCCTGCCGGTCACGGAAGGCGGCCGGCCGTCGACCATCGCCCGCCACGGCAAGCCCAAGGGCGTCATCTTCGAGATCCCCAACGTCAGCCACGAAGATTCCGTGTTTGCGTCCGACATCAGGGCTTGGATGGCCTACGCCCGGCGCACGCGAACGCCGGACGACGCCCTGATCAACAAGGTTGAAACCCGTCACCGCCGCAATCGCCTGAAGTTCTCGATCACCCAGGAGGTGATGAAGATCTCCTCGCTGAAGGGGCGGATCGTCGACGGCGCCAATCAGCTCATCTACGATCTGAACGAGGAGTTCGGCCTCGAGCAGCGGGTCGTCTATTTCGACCTGGACGATCCGACCTTTGACGTGCCGGAAGCGCTGGAAGAGCTTCTGTCGGGTACGGAAGAAGGTCTGGTCAATGACACCATGACCGGACTGGAAGTCCGCATCGCGCCGGAGTTCTACAGCAAGATCATCCGTCACCCGTCGGTGGAGAAGTATTTCGCCGGCACGCCTGCCATGCTCCAGCTGCTGAACCAGCAGCGCGAGAAATCGGCCAACAGCTTCCGTCGCGTGATCGAGATCTCCAGCGTCACGCTTCGCGAGTACCGCGCGCGGGTGAAGCTGTGGGGAACGGAGGGCACGACGCGGCTGCTCGACGCCAAGGAAGGTGTTTCCTATCCGGTCGGTACAATCGAGTCGCACGTCACCTATGCGGCCCCGCCGCTGGATATCCGCGAGCTGGAGGGCTCGATCTCGGCGGACGAGGACCTGATCCACTTCTCGGAAGAGCTGATGAAGCATGGGGCGGGTCTGGAATGGAAGTACCAGATGAACGCCCTGCCGATCTGGCGGAAGCCTCGTCTGCTCGCGAGGATGGTCTGGGGGCCCAAGCCCTAATGGGCTTCGGGCAGCATCTGACAGCCATGGTCGCCGAGGTGGATGATCACCTCGGCGATCGTGCGCTTTGGACGGGCGTGGCCGGCGAAGTGCGGGTCCACCCGGCCGAAGAGGACGCGATCGCGCGTTATGGCGACGCGTCGCACATTCTGACGGCCCGAGCCGTCGAGATCCATCAGCGCTGGATCGCTGAGCCCGAGGAAGGCCAGCAGGTGCAACTGCTGGACGATGTGACCGGCGCCGTGCGCGAGACGCTGAATGTCGTCGGGGATCCGCGTCGCAATGAAGACGGCTGGTGGCTGTGCGCTGTCGTTCCGACCGGAGGCTGAGCCATGGAAAGCGGACGCGAAGCCGCCGCCAAGGGCGTGAAGGGGCTGTTGGTAGCCGCCGCGCCGCACGCCGAGGTCAGGCGCGACCAGCCCTGGCCGAAGCGGCCGGATCCGGGCGGCACCATTATTCTGCATGACGGCGATCCGGGGGAACCGGAAGTCACCCTGTCGCCGCTGCTCTACACCTACACCCACGAGTTCGAGGTCGAGGTTCTGGGCCCCCCCGGCTCGACCGAGCGCCACGCGCTGCTGGACCAGCTGCTGATCCCGATCGGCGAACGCATAGAGGCGGACCGAAGCCTGGGCGGCGTTGCTGAATGGGTCGAGGCCACCGCCCCGACGACCGACGATGTGACCCTGGACAACGCCGTACCCGTCCGGGCGGCGCAGCTCAGCATTATCGTCGTCTACTCGACATCTAACCCGCTGACCTGATCGGCTTACGCCGGTCGCACCTGGCTGACCTCGTCCGGCCCCAGGCGGACACCCTTCACGATGGAGAACTGACATGGCACGCGCACGCGGCGCCAACGCCCGTATGGCCTTGGCTATTGAAAAAGCTTTCGGGTTCCCGCCGGACTCGGGTTTCGGCCTGATGGCCTTCGTCTCGGCGTCGCTCGGCGAAGAGCAGCCGCTGATCGACGGCGAGTTGCTGGGGCGCGGCCGCGAGCCCAGCGAGCCCGGTCGCGACGCCGTGACGAACACGGGGGACGCCGTGGTCCCGATCTGCGCGCGGCAGATCGGCGTGTGGCTGCGGCTGCTGCTGGGCGCTCCGACCAGCGCGGCGGGCAAGGCCGCGCGGGGAACGATCACCTTTTCGGCCCAGCCCGTGAATAATGCGACCCTCAGCATCGGCGGACAGACCTTCACCTTTGCGACGGGCACGCCGACGGCCAATCAGATCCAGATCGGCGCGACGCTTCCGGCCACGGTGGCGAACGCCGTGCGCGTCCTGAACGCCAGCGCCGTGACCAGCGTGGCGGCCGCTACCTATCGCCAGAACGACCGGGGCAACGCCATCCTGATCCAGCACGACGCGCTGGGCGTGTCGGGCAACAGCTTCGCCATCGAGACGGGCGACATGCCGGCGTCGAACGCCGCGGCCTCGGGCGCGACCCTTAGCGGCGGCAGCGCCACGGGCGGATACCGGCACACCTTCACCAGCGGCGCGGCGGAGCTGCCCTCGGCTTCGATCGAGATCCAGCATCCTGAAGTTCCCGCCTTCAACATGAACTACGGCGTGAAGGCCAACACCCTGGGCATCCAGATGCAGCGGGGCGGCAATCTGACTGCGACGCTGGGTCTGATCGCCCAGGGCGAATCCGTCGCCACGGCGTCCGCGGCCGGCACGGTGGCCGCCGAAATGGCGGTGGCGCGCTTCTCGCAGTTCTCGGGGTCCGTGCTGCGCCACGGCATGCCGATCGCCGATCTGGTGAGCGGCCAGTTCAATCTCTCGAACGGGCTGGATCCCGTGCCCGCCATCCGCAGCGACGGCCGCGTCAGCGGCATTGACGAAGGCGCTCTGGCCCTGACGGGACAGATCGGCGTCCGTTACAGCGGGCCTGAGCTGCAGCTGCAGGCGGAGAACGGCGAGGCCAGCGACCTGGAACATATGTGGACGCTGCCCGGCACCGACTTCTCGCTGCGGCTGATCCAGCACCGCGTCTTCCTTCCGAAGGCGAAGCGGCCCGTGACGGGGCCGGGCGGCATCCAGGCGGACTACGCCTATCAGGCGGCCGTCGACCCGACGATTGGTCGGGCGCTGACCGTCATCCTCGACAACGACGTGGCCGGTTCGGCCTACGGCGCCTGAGAGGAGGGCTGACCCATGCTGCAGTTGAAGGTCGCCGCCCAGCCGGAATGGCTGGAGCCAGCGCACGGCGTGCGCGTGAAGATGTTGCCGCCGTCGACGCCAGTCATCGTGGAGGCCAAACGGATCAGCGCCGGGTTGATGCTGGGCCACGGGGTTGAGATGGGCGACGACGGCGTCGGCCATGTGGGGCAGGCGTTGTTCGTCATGACGTCCGCCTATGTGGCGGCGGGCGCGCTCGAATGGGAGGGCGTCGCCGATGAGAACGGGGCTTCCGCCCAGACGTTGACGCCCGACCAGGTCGTGGCCCTGCTGGCGCAGGAACCCGAGATCTTCGACTTTTTCGACAAGGGATATGCCGGTGAGGTCTACGCCCTGATGTCGGAAAAAAAAGGATCGTCTCCCTCGCCGAGTGGCAGTTCGGCAAGGGAGGCGCAGCCTACTGCCGGGACAGTTGCCGACGCCAATACTGCGGGGGCGAAGGCGAGCCCTGCCCCTACGACCAGCACGCGCCGAAGACCCCGCAAGGCCGCCGCGTCTGGGACGTCCTCGACGCCTGCTCCGGCCAGTTGAGGTCAAGCGGGTTCGGCGCCTTCGCCCTGGACTACGGCGCCGTGGTCGCCTTCGCCCAGCTGGGCGGGCCGCTGGACGAGGCGACCAGGCTGCTGCTGTCCGAGGCCCTGCCTCTGGTCGAAGGGCAGATCATCAAGGGCCTGCGCCGGGAGGATGACGAATGAGGGCGCGGGCCAGTATCGATGCGGAGGGGCTGGCCGCAGAGATCGAGAAGGAACTGGCCCGCGACGTCACCGCCAGCGTGCGCGAGGGAACGGAGTTGCTGAAGGGCCTTGTTCGCGGCGCTACGGAACAGGCCTTCAGAGGCAATCGCCTGCCGAAGGCCTGGCGGGGCAACGTCTATCCGAAGGGGCAGGACAGCGTCGAAGCGGCCGGTTACGTCGCCGTTCGCGGATCAGCCGCAGCGATCATCGAGACGGCGCTGAAGGCGACCGTCATCCGCGCCAGAGGCGGGCGTTGGCTGGCGATTCCGACCGAGGCGGCTGGCAAGTTCGGACTGAAGCGCGGCGCCAACGGCATGGGGGCGACCGTGAACAAGCGCGGGGCGCGCGAGCGGATCACGCCGGGCGGCTTTGAGCGCCGAACCGGCATGAAGCTGAGGTTTCAGTACGAGGGCGGCAAAAAGGGCGGCCGCCGCGCCTTCCTGATCGCTGATCAGGCCATGCTCGGCCCAGGCCGGATCGCGCGGCCGTATCAGTCAAAGGGCCGAGGTTCGCGCCTTTATGGACCCGCCGGGCAATCGTTCGTCGCCTTCATCCTCGTTCCGCAGATCACCACACAGAAACGCATGGATCTCGACACGCTCGCCGAGCAGGCGGGGTCGAAGACGGCGGGTCTGATCGTCACGCATCGGAGTCGATGACATGAGCGTCAAACAGGTCGCTATTCGCCTGAAGCCTGAAGGCGGCAAGGACGTCATTCGCGAGGCCGAGGGCGCGGAGCGCGCGCTGGTGCGCATGAATGAGAAGGCGGCGGCCGGGTCGGACAAGGCCGCCGCCGCCGCCATGCGCGAGGTCGAGCGCCTGCGAGAGGTTGCCAAGGCCGCCGGGCAAGCGGGCGACGCGCAGCAGAACCGAGCGGCCGGCGCGCCTGCTGCGAGCGGGCCTGCCTCTATGTCGGCTCGGAGGCTTGCCGCCGAGGAAAAGGTCTATGAGCGACGAGCCTTGGCGCTCAAAGCGGCGCTAGACCCGGCGTGGGCCGCGCAGCAGAAGTTGAACCAAGAACTGGCCGAGTACGACGCGCTGGCCAAGCGCGGGAAGATCACGACCGAACAGCTGGCCCAGGCGCAGAACCTGGCCAAGCAGCGGTACAATGAGACGGCGACCGCCATCGAGCGGCAGGGGAAGGGGCTGAGCCGCAACGTCGTGGCGTCGCGCCTGAACCTTGGGCGGCAGGGCGCGGACGTCTTCACTACGGCCGCCATGGGCATGAACCCAGCCATGATCGCGATCCAGCAGGGACCGCAGATCCTGGACGCGTGGTCCACCTCGGCCATCAAGCTGACGGGGCCGCTGACCATGCTGGTCGGTACCGCCGGGCTTCTCGCCGGGGCGACCGGCGCCATGGCCGTGGCATGGGCTCAGGCTGAGAAGGCGTCATCGGCGCTCGACATGGCCGCGACCGGCCTGGGGCGGACGGCCCGGATGTCAGGCGCCGAACTGAAGGCCGCCGCCGAGGCGGGCGCCGAGGCGGGGGATATCTCGATCAAGTCGGCGCGGGAGATGGCGTCGGCCTATGTCTCAACCGGCAAAATCGGCGGCGAGGTGATGAGCGGGCTGGTCGCCGTCACCAAGGATTTCGCAGCCTTCATGGGCGTGGACGCCAAAGCTGCGACCGAGATGCTGGCCAAAGCCATGTCTGAGCCGGACAAGGCGGCGCGCGACATGACCCGCCAGTTTGGGCTTCTGGATCAGAAGACCCTCGAACACATCGACAGCCTGATCAAGCTGGGCGACCGGACGGCGGCGCAGAAGGCGCTTATGGAGGCGCTGACCGGCGCCATGAGCGGCCATGCCGACAAGGTCGATGAACTGACCAGCTTCTGGGACGTCGCCACCCGCAGCATGTCCAACTATTGGACCAAGCTGGGCGAATGGCTGCAGGTGACCCGCGACGAACGGATCGCCAAGTTGGAAGACGCCGTCGAAAACCGTCCGTTCCTGCTGCCGGGCGTTCGTGGCCGCCTGCAAAACCAGCTGGACGATTTGCGCTTCGAGCGCGGCTATGACGAAGCCAAGCGGGAGAATGACCAGCGTGCGGCGGCCGCCAATCAGGCGGCGCAAGAGGCAAGGGATCGCACGGACGCGGGCAGGAAAGATCGGGACAGGGCGGCGCGGGACGCGGAGCGCGCTCGGCGCGAGGCCGAGCGTCAGGCTCGTGAGCTGCTGCAGCGGACGCGGCGTGAAGAGGACTTCGAGAGCAATCTGTCGCTGCAGGAAGCCAAGGCGACCAACAATCTGGACCGAGTCCGCGATCTTGAGGCCGAAGCGCGGGTGAGAGCGCGCATCCGCCAGCTGGAAGACGACGGCGTGGCCGCCGCCCATGCGAAGAGCCGTGCAACGCAGGAAGAACAGCGCCTGCTGGAGGCGATGAAGGTCCAGCGCGACGAAGAGGGCCTGAAGCTGCAGCGCGAGGCTGAGGCGCAGGTGATGCGTCTGCTGGGGGAAGAGCGGTCACTTCAGAACCTGCAAAAGCGGGTCGAGCATGAGGATCGCATCCTGGCCTTCCAGAAGGCCGGGTACGATCTGGCGACTGCGACCAACCTAGCCGAGGAGGAGCGAAACCGCATCGTAGAAGCCCGCTCTGCGGCTCTGAAGCGGACGATCGCAGACGCTAAGGTCGAGCATCGATTGAACCTGGCGCGCTTGTCGGGCGATGAAGACGAATATCGCCGGTTGAGCGTCGCCGATCGCATTCAGCGGCGCGCCCGAGAGATCGAACAACGTGGCAGTCTTAATCGCGGCGAGGGCCTGAAACAGGCTGGCCGCGAGATTAAGGAGGAGCTGGACGCGGCGCTCACGGGCGCCAGACGCGCATGGGCGAGCAACATGCTGCTGGACATCAAGCGGAGCGGCCTGGGCGATGCTGTCTATGACCAGTTGGACCGGGCCACGGACAAGTGGTTGGTCAAGCTCGGCGACGCCCTGGGCGAGCTGGATTGGGGCGGGTTCCTGAGATCCCTCGGCGGCGGATTCGGCGGCGGCGGAATCGATCTGGGCGGGGCCTTGTCGCAGCTGTTCGGAAGCGGCCACTCCGCCGGAACGGAATTCTCCGAGGGCGGCTTGAAGTGGGTGGGCGAGCGGGGGCCGGAGCTTCTCCGACTGCCGCGCGGCTCACAGGTGATGGAGCATAACCGAGCGAGGCAGGCGGCCGCCGGCGGCGGCGCCATGAACGTCAGCCTCGGCGGACTGACCATCAAGAACTACGGCTCGGAGCCGATGACCGGCCGCCTGTCGCAATCGCCGGGCGGGGGTCTCGAACTGGAGCTTGAACCGCTCTTCAAGAGCCAGCTAGCCAAGGCGGGCAAAGACGGCAGCCTGGCGCGCGCCCAGCGGTCGACGCCCCAACCCAGGCGGCGCTAGGTTTTTGACGGGAGACGCCATGATCAACCGACTGACCAACGCAGGCGCCGTTGACGGCGTCGACGGCTGGGCCGCCACGGCAGGCATGAGCCTGACGAAGGATGAGACGGCGCGAGGCGCGCCCGGCCGGGGCGTCTTTCGCGCCTCGGGCACGTCCAGCAGCGCCGGACAATCATTCGCCATTACACCGGCGTCGACCGCTCGGGCAGATGTTCAGGGGGTCTCTATCGTAGAGGTTTCTCTGGCGACCGCCGCGTTTGTCGCTGGGGCCGCCGTCCCGCCGTTCGCGCGTCTGATCTTCTTCGATGGCAGCGGCGCCGTGCTGTTGGCGCATGATCTGATTGTCAGGCGGCCGGTGCTGGCCAGCTGGGGCGTAGGGCGCGACGGCCTGCTGGACACCTACTATCGCGTCTGGTCGCAGATCGAGCGGCCCGCCGCAGCGGCCAGCGCGGCCATCGAGGCGGGCGGCCGGGCATCGGGTTCCGGCCAGGCCATAGAGGCCGTGCTGTTGAAGCCGCTGATCGCGGAGGCGGCGCCGGGCTCGCGCCGTCCGCTTCAGTGGTCGCCAGGCCTGCATTCCAACGTCGACCTGCAGCGGCCATCGTGGCCGGGGGCCATTCGGGAGTTCGGCGTAGGCGCCAGTTTCGAGCCCAAGCCCGGTCTGATCGAGTTCGACGCGGGGCCGGGGCGCCCGATGTCCCGTCCCATCACCGCTGATGCCGCGCGAAAATTGTCGGGACAAATCCGCTGCGACGTCGTCCAGCGGGCGATGCTTGAGGCCTTCCACGCCACGGCGCGAAGCTTCTGGATCGTGGAGCCGGGCAGCGAGCGGCTGTGCGTCGGCAGTTGGGCGGCCGACGGGGCGCCGCGCTTGAGTGAAACGCGGGGCGGACTGCACCACATGGACGTCGCCCTGTGGCTGGAGACCGCCTGATGACCGATGTGACCGAAGCGATGATCGAGGCGGCGTTCCGGGGCGAGCCGGACGCGGTGGCGCAGTTGGTGACGATCCGCAGCGACGGGCTAGCTGAACCCCTGAGCGTGACCGACTGGCCGGGCGGGGTGACATCCAACGGCGTCGACCATGTCCACTATCCGTTCCAGCTGAGTTGGGCGGGCGCGAGCCAGGACAGCCCCTTCGGGCAGGCGCGGCTGACCATCGCCAATGTCGATCAGACGATTGAGGCGGCGGCCGACGCTGCAGAAGATGCGCCGGAGATCGATCTGTCCGTCGTGCGCGTGGCGGACCCGAATGTCATCGAGCGCGCCCTGATCGGCGCCCGCATCACGTCGACGGATGGGGACAGGACGAAGGCGACGGCGGTCATCCGACCGCGCGACTTCAATGAGGAACCCGCCTGCGCCGTCAACTACACGCCATCAACCACGCCGGGGATGTTCTGAGGCCATGTCGCGCCTGACCGTCCCGGCCGATCTGGTCGCGAAGGCGGCGCCTCTGATCGGCGCGCCGTTCAAGGCCAAGGGCGACACGCCAGCCGGTTGGGATTGCCGGGGCCTGACGCGGTGGTGTCTGCGGACGTTCGGCGGGGTGGAGGTTCCCGACTATCTGGACCTGTACGACGCCGCCATCGTCTGCCCCGGCGGGACACGCGAACGGGCGCGTCTTCTGGCCGAGGGGCTGGCGGCGTGGCGTCCGGTCGACCCTCAGGCGGGGGTGGTGGCGTGGCTGACATGGATGGGGAAGGCCGGGCATGTCGGATACATGCTGACGCCCAGCCTGATCCTGCATGCTGACACGCCGATGCAGACCGCCCTGCTGGACCTGGATGAGCCGGGCGGGCGCTATCGGCTGAAGGGGGCGTTCGTGCCCGCGTTCGTCACGGACATCGCAGTTACTTAACGGCCTGCGGTCAGGCGGCTCGGCCGCCTCGACCCGACGCAGAACTTACTGAGCGGCCTGCGGTCAGAAGGCTTCGCCTTGAATGCTTCGCGCCGCCCTTCGGGTCTCGACCCGACGCAGGCGGCGCACGCCGTGCGCTTCATCACCGACAACTTGAGAGAAGGAGGCGCCCGTGGCTGACGGCTCGCTGCCCATAGTCGTGACGCCCGAGGCCTTCGGGCGGGATGCGTTCGGCCTGACGGTGGTCGAGGGCCTGACCGTGCGCGCCATGCTGGTCGAGGCCGTCAAGGCTGGCCTGCCGGTCGAGTCGTTGAACCGCACCGAGATCTATGTCGACGGCGAACGGCTGGACCGCGAGACGGCGCTGGATCACGTCCTGGCCGCTGACCAGGTCGTCAACGTCGTGGTCGAGCCGATGGGCGGCGGGGGCGGCGGCCGCAAGGATATCGGGCAGATCCTGCTGACGGTGGCGGTGATCGCGGTTTCGGCGTGGGTCGGGGGCGGCGCTGGCGGGTTGATCACCAACAAGCTGCTGATGCGCGCGGCTGCGGCGGCGATCACCCTGGGCGGGCAGGCGCTGATCGCGGGCCTGTATGCGCCGGACAACAAGCCGACCAAGGCCAATGATCGTTACGCGCTGCAGAGCGCGTCGAACCAGTATCGCCAATGGGGGCCGATGCCGCTGGCGCTGGGCGAGGTGGTGACGGCGCCGGATCTGGCGGCGAAGACCTTCACCCAGAGCCAGGGCGACGACGTCTGGATGTACGGCATCCTGGGCCTCCATTACGGCCCGTGCGAGGTGTCGGAGATCAAGATCGGCGACACCCTGGTCAGCACCATGGGGGCGGGCGACTTCCGCATGGTGCAGCATCTGGAGCCGGGGCCGCGCACCTTCACGCTGTATCCGAACGACGTCGACCAGTTGGACCTGGGCGAAGAGTTGCAGGCGACGCCGCACAGCGCGACGCCGCTGATCCGCGCCGCGTCGTCGGACGGCAGCCGGTTCGATATCGACTTCTTCCTGCCGCGCGGCCTGCACTTCCAGAAGGACGACGGGCGCGTGCAGGTGGCGCGCGTCTCGGTCGCGGTCCGCTATCGCCCCATCGACCAGAACGGCGCGGCGACGGGTCCGTGGCAGACGGCGCCGGGGCTGGCGCGCAGCGGCACGACGAAAGACCCGCTGCGCATCACGCATCCGGTGACGCTGCCGCATGGCCGCTATGAGTTCGAACTGATCCGCAACCGGCCGGATGACGACAACGCCAAGCGGGCCGACACCATCATGGTGACGGCGATCAAGTCCGTGGCTTTCCGCAAGCCGGTCGCGGACGAAACGCTGTCGGTGATCGAGTTCGCGGTGCGGGCCACGGCGATCAATCAGGGCGGCCTCGCGCCGATCACCTGCCGCATCGTCCCCAAATGCCCGACCTGGACCGGACAGGCGTGGGGACCGGCGGTCGCGACGTCGAACCCGGCCGCCCTCGCGCGTTGGCTGATGACCGGCCCGGCCCCAGCCAAGCCGCTTCTGCCCGCCCAGGCCGATAGCCGCCTGCGCGCCTGGCATCAGCTGTGCGACCAGTACGACTGGAAATGCCATCTGTATCTGACCGAATCCCGCACCCAGTCGGAGGCGCTGGCCATTCTGGAGCGGGCCGGGCGTGCGGGCGTGTTCTGGGACGGGACGCAGCTGGCGGCGTCGCCGAAGGTCGAGAAGCCGATCCCGGTTCAGGTCTTCACCGACAGCAACCTGAAGGATCACCGCTGGGAGATCGTCTATTCCGACCCAGTCCACGCCCTCCGCGTCGAGTTCCAGAACATCGAGAAGGGCGGCGAGCCCGACGAACTGTTCGTCTACAACGACGGCTATGGCGAGACGGCGGACCCGGACCTGGGGATCGAGGCGGCCAGCCTGGTCGAGGCCATGCGGCTGGATGGTCAAGCGACGCCGAACCGGGCGTATCGCGATGGGCGCTGGGCCTTAGGGCAGCGCAAGCATCAGCGGCGCATCGACACCTGGACGGCGGACATCGAGCATCTGGTGTCGCAGTACGGGTCGCGCGTGCGCTTGGCCTGGAACCGGGCCAACGGCGGTTCGGCGCGTGTGCGCTGCCGCCGCTGGAACGCCGCCGGGACGGCCGTCGTCGGCCTGCGTCTTACGGCGCCGGTCGAGATGTTCGAGGGCGTCAGCTACGCCGTCGACCTGAGGACGTCGGGCGCGTTGCACGACGCCGTGCCGATCGAGACCCGGCCGGGCGTCACGCGCGAGATCCTGTTCGCGGCAGCCCGCCAGCCGAATCTGTGCCCGGCGGGGGGCGACCTGATCGCATTCGGCGAGGCCGAGCGGGTCAGCGAGGATGTCGAGATCATCGCCATCGAGCCGGGCGAGAACCTGACTGCGGTGCTGACCGGGGTGCGCTATGTCGCGCCGCTTTTGATGGCTGGGGAAACGGGTCCGATTCCGCCGCTGTCGTCCAAGCTGTCCGGCGACCGCAACGCCAATCCGCCGCGTCCGACGCTGCTGGGCGTGCAGGCCGACGCGCACGGCGTGCGCATCAGCTTCGGCATGCCGACGTGGAAAGGGGCGCCGCTGAGCGGGTTCGCCGTCCGCTGGCGGTCAAAGACGGCTGGCGGCGAGGCGGGCGCCTGGGGCGCGTTGCCCGCCCTGGACGCCGCCGCCCGC